TGCAGGTGCCGTCGAAACTCGTTTTTCGCGCGCTTGAGTTGCTGCACCCAACGCCGAACACCGAACGCCTGCGTTGCAGGATCGCCACTCAACAGCCGATTCCAAGGTGCAGGCCACGATCCGTCGAGCCCGACTTCTGTTGAAGGATCAAGCTCGGGTGACAGCACGCTGCGAGGGATCTCTTGCACACGAAGCCAGTCGATCCCGTAGCAGCTCACGGGTGACGAACAAGCGAACGTGAGTTCCACGGGGGTGCCGACCGGGAGGCCGGAGACATCCATCACGGCCATGGTCGTTGTGTCGACCTGCGACGGTGCAACAACGTCTCGCGCCTGGATTGGCTGCGTGCCGTCGAGCTTGCCTTGGTCAAGCCACGCAATCGTCCCGCTCGAGGCCGTGATCGCAATCTTCGCGGTCGAGCGTGAGGAATCACCAGAGAGAGCGAGTTGAATCAGGAGAGCGAACACGCCGCGCGAGCGGACGTAACTCACGACGTACGAAAACGGCGGCGTCGTCGGGCTGACGTACGTGTAGTCCTGAAACACTGGCTGGGGACCTGCGAACGCGAGCAGGTGCGAGAGATTGTTGACCGCACGCATCCCGTGCGCGCGTGACACCGGCTGGCCGACTTGCAGGGAGCGAAGCACCCCGCTCTCTGGCACTCGTGCGACTGGTGTTGTCACGATCGTGTCTCCCACACAGAAATGGTCTGAAGCACTGGCCCTGCCGTTCCGAAATTGTCGGCCTCGATGGCGACCCACAAGCGCATTGGCATCACAGACACCGAAGCGGGACCGCCACCACTCACACCAGCTCGACACAGCCACGATTCGCGCAGGCCATCCTTGACCGCTGGCGAGGCTGTGAAGACAGCATGCTTTGCGCCGCTGCCAGAGATGTCGATGCGTGCGTAATAGACGAGGTCGCCCGCGCGAAGCGCAAGCGGTGACGTGTGCGTGGTGAGCGCGACGTGCGCGTACGCGGTGACGCTGACTGGGTTGTTGTACCGCAGCGAGCCTTTGATCTTGCGTGCAACAGCGATCCCGCTCGCGTCGTCTCGATCGCAGATTGCCGGGTAGTCCCAGTGCAACGTGAACGCGATCCACGAGTGACCTTTGAACTTCTCATCTGCCGGGAGCGCGGCAATCACAGCGCTGTCCGGGCCGCTGTCATCTGACACGCCTTGCCACAAGTCCTTGCCTGTTGTGCGGTTGAACGAGCGGTTGGGCGCGCCAAACACAACTTGACGACACGACTCGTGTGCAAGCCACGCTTCGTTACTCGCAAGGATCTGCGCAAGCCCCGCGTCGAGCGGTGCCCCGTCAGCGAAAAGCGAGCTTGAATCGGCTGGCAAGTCGATGAAGTAGGACTCTGCTCTTTCGTGCAAAGGCATGTGTTATGCTCGCGTCATGAAAACAGTTGTGTTTGTGTTTGCATTGTGTCTTGCGGGTTGTGGGTACGGGATCTATGGCGCGTGCGCGTACGACCCTGCAATGCAGATGGCCGAACCTGGGAAGTGGTTCTCGAGTTCGAAGAACGGCCAGTTGAACTACCGCCAATCATCGAGAGGTCCTCTTGATTGCGACGTGTCCGGCGCGGAGATCACATGCACAAACAGCTTTGGTGACAGTCTTTTGCTCGTCTCGACTCGAGACGTTGTGATCGAGGCTGGCGTCGCCTTCAAGCCCGACAAACGACTTGAAGCTCGTGCTGCCCTCGGGCCAACGTACCAACTGATCCGTGGAGACATTACGCTCACAACAACGCAAGCGGCTACGCCTGGGGTGCGACGCAAGGTCTACGTTGATGGCGCGAACTGCGCAGACGTCGCGCCACAGCTTGAGACAATCCAGTTCAACCACGTTGAACTCACGCTCGCTGCGGGGCGGTGACCTCACGGACTCCACCGAGTCGTCTCGTCGCCTGTTCCTGCGACCACACTCGCCCCGCCAATCCACGCGGAAGCACGCTGCGATTCCTGCAAGCCAGACGCGCCCGCGTCGTCGTAGATCACGTCGACCCATCCCGTTGAAGCCAGCGTGTTCCAGTTGTTGGGACTCGTGGGCACTGAGGCTGTGCACGTGATCGTGGTTGAGCTCACCGAGGACACCACGAGACCCGTCTCGCGGATCGTCGATGTCGTGTCGCGGAGCACAAGCTTGATTCGATCGCCTGCCTTGAACTTGCTCGCCCCACCGTCGCCCGCGGGATCAACGCCCGCGTAGTTTTTGATCGTGCTCGCCGCGCTCAGGTAGCTCTGCTGCACAACGATATTTGCGCCGCTCACACTGTTCACACGACACGCAGGCGAGTATCCAGCGAACCCATCCAGCCGCCACTGCAACGCCTGCAACTCGACCGTGCCTTGACCACTGAGATCGATGCGTGAACTCAACGCCTGCATCACTCCGCGCGTGGTGCGGTTGAGCTGTGACGACGTGAGTGTGTACCCACGATTGCCGTCGCCGTCAGGCAAACACCAGTGTGCCGAGACGCGCACGTAGTCGCCGACGAAGAACGCTTGTTGCTGCGCGGGAGGGAATCGAAGCGTGTGTTGATCGACCGGGTCAGGGAGCAACACACGACCGAGAAGGTAACTTGCGAGCGCTGTTTGACTCACTGCCAGCGCGGCGAAGTTGTCGGTGCCGTGGAGTTTGACTTCAACCGTTTTGCCTTGCCCGTAACGGTCGATCGAAACGGCATCAATCACTGTCAACTTGCCGTCGGACATCTCCAGTGTCGCAACGTTTGAGAGCGCGTTCCGCAACCTCTCCGTGCGGGGCGTGTACTGCGCCTGCATCACTTCGTTTGTGTACGTAGCGGTGATTGTGTCGGTCGGAACCGGTGGGCGAATCAGCCACGGCGCGAGCTTGCCACTCGCGCGCACCGCGAGAGCGCAACCGCCGAAGCGGAGCAAGTCCATCGTGAGAGCGCCGGCGGTCTGTGTGCCGTCGAGGTACCACTCGCGTTGCCCGGCAACGCCGATCGTTGCGGACACAATCGCAGCACACTGCGACCAGTCCCAGTCGTCCGAACGCCCACCCGCGAGCAGGTAGTCGGGAGGCGTTGCGGGAGTCTGAGAGTCGAACGTTGTGTCGCCCCACACTGCGTATCGAAGTGCGTAGATCCAGTGTGGTGATTTCACGCGATACGCAATCACGAGTGACAACGGTTCCATCACGTAGATGAGCGCGGCAAAACTGCGCCCAGAAGGCACAAGCGAGATTCCTTGTTGCTCTCGCGTGACAGGTCCCGGCGAGGTCGGGAGCAAAGTCACAGAGCAATTGTCCAAGCGTGGCGGTGAGGTGTTCGTGGTCGACGGCCGAATCACCAGCCACTGGTCGTTCCACTTCGCGCGAAGCACTGGCACAACTGACGTGGTGATCGTGTCCTTTGTGGTCGACACTTCGGTGAACGTCGACGGCAGGCCTGCAACAGAATCGACAACGAGGTTCGTGCCGTTTCCGAAAGGCGACTCACCAACGAACACCTGACGGCACGCGGGCGGGAGATCGACTGTCAACACGGCGTAGGAGTCGGTGCCATTGTCGATCGCAGCGGCACGCGCAACGTCTTGACCTGCGATCACGATCGCGGCCTGCGCTTCGGTTTTGTGTAGCCCTCGAAACGTCGCGCGGAATGTCAGTCTGTTTCGGTCTGCGAAGACGATCACTGAAATGCCGTCAGGCGTGGCGTTGTTCAAACTGATAAGGGCGCCCTGCAAAGCGAGCTCAAGCTCGCGCGCGAGCTGCGACGGCGTCTCGCAAACGTTCGCGGCCCCGGTGCTGCTTTGGAACGAGTCGCGCACGGCCGCTCCGCTCTGCACAAGCTGCTTGTTGCGCACCATGATCCGCACGGCCGAAAGATCCCACCCACGCAACCGCGTCGAAGCCTGCGTGAAGCCCAGCTTCCGTTCTTTCAGTCGCGTCCAGATGTGCCGTGCGCGCAGGAGATACCGGCTGCTGTCTTGTGAGATCGGTCCTTCCTCGCAGTAACCTCTCCACAGCGCCGTGGCGACACCGCTCTCGACCTTCCACAGCACAACGCGACGACGATCGAACTCGGGCAGCTCGGTGTACGCGAGTGGGTACTTGCCCTCGCTGACGCGGTGGTCAACAGGGTTCGACCCGTACGCACCGCGCGCCACGATCGGCACAGTGGTCGTGCCGTGCGAGTCGTACTCGATCGCTTCTTGACCGATCCAGCACGACCCACCGCCAGTGTCGAGGACGCCGAGCGTGGCGACCGTGAAGTCTGTCGACGAAGCAGTGACGTCTGACGTGACAGACACGCTCGGAATCCGTGAGGCGACGCGCGTTGAGTAGTACGTCACCCAGCCCTTGCCGTTCGACAAAAGCGAGTCGTGCAGTTCGAAGCTGAGATCGCCCACTGTGAGCTCACCGCCCACGGGATCGATTGAAGCCGTGATTGAACCCGTGGGGTAATAGAGCGCTCCTGCAAGCAGCACCCAGTCAGACGACCACGACGAATCAGAGCTCGTGACGCTCGTGGGACACCCAGCCGTTGCAGCCGCAACGGTGCTCCCTTCGATCGAAAGGACGTACTCGCGAACAGCGGTCACAGCGACACCCCGTTCTCAGTGACAGAGAAGCCGAGTGAACAAGTCCACAACGCGTTCCACTTGTCGGTCTGCAAACGCAACAGCGAAGCGTTGCCAGCCTGCAAGCTTTTCTCGTCGAGATAGACTTCATCGAAGTAGAGCGAGGTCCCCGCGCGAAGGGTCTCAAACCAACCGAACACGCCCGCCAACGCACGCCCGCGGCTCATGTGCAGAAACTCATGGATCGACATCGGGAGCGTGGGGCTCGTTGCGGGGAGTTGCTCTGTTGGTTGTCGCAGCCGCGCGCGTGGTCCACCCGACCGATTCGGGAGCGCTGCTGTCGACACCGAACTGATTGCTGTCGCTGTTGTGGCATCACGCGGGTGCAGTTGCAGTTCGAACGTGCGATCGATCAAGTACAGCCCCGAGCCATACCCACTCACCTTGCCGTTCTCGCTGCGTGACCACGCGCCACCTGCAACACGCGGAGGGCCGTCGTTGTCTCGTGCACGACACTCGCTCACGAGGCGGTAGGGCGGAACGTGGTCGCTTTCGTGCGTCTGACCCGACGTGAAGTTCAGATCGCCTGTGAAACCAAGCAAGTCGCGGATGATCGCGCCCGTTCCTGTCGACCACGCGATTGACGACGAGGTGCCGCCGCTGCGCGTGATTGACGCTTTGCCTAGAGCGGTCGGGATGTTCACGACCCACCCGACGCCGAGGGCCGTGCCGAGTGTGCTGGCAAGCGACTTGGGTGTTTCGTGTGATGTCCCCGTGTCGCTCGATCGTGCGAGCGCTTGGCGATACCAGGTCGTGCCCGTGTTGATCGAAACAGCGCCACCACCAACGGTAATTGAATATGCCCCGACCAGCGCGAACGGGCACTCGATCACTGTCTGCACAACAGTTGCTGCCATCACGCATTCCCCAGTGACGAAGCGATCTGCGCGCCCATGCCTGCACTCACACCGCGGGTGCTGAACGCCTCGGTTGCAAGTCCATGCAGAGACTCGAGAACGGCTTCGCGTGTCTGAAACACCGGGCCTCCAAACACGATCGCGGTGTTGCCACCGCCGCCACCAAAGTCTGGCGTGCCACTCGTGCGACCCATCTGCGGGAGCTGCCCTCGTTGCGCGCCTGCACCGCCTTGCGTGGCTTGTGGGACGCTTGGTTGCGCAGAGCGTGAAAGCTCTCCACTTGCCACTGCCGAACCCGCCGCAAGTGCTGTGAACCCAGCCGCCGCAACGAAGTTCAGGGCCGCGCCCGGATAGTTGAATGCAGCAAGGTTGCCGACGCCTTGGAAGAACTGGAACGCCGCGTACTTCGCAGACTCGATCGCAACCTGCTCAAGCACCGAGGCCGTCATGGCCTTGAGCGCCTGATCAAACGATTCTTTGCCTTGCGCGAACGCAACGAAGTGTTGAGCCCACGCGTTCGTCGCGCCTTCGACAGCTCCGATTGTGAGCTTTGAGAACGACTGCGCAGCCGTCGACTGCATCACAGCCGATTGCTGCATGCCTCGCGTGAGTTGAAGTCCAACGTCGTTTGCTTCGCGTTGCGACTGTGCGAACTCGCGATACCGCAGCGTCGCTTCGCCGATGGCGTCAGCCTGTGCGCGGATCGCCGTCACACGCTCGGTGTTGCCCTGCGCATTCGCTGCGATCACGTCGTTTTGCAACGACCCGAGGCGAAACATCTCGCCTTGCTCTGTGCGTGCGCCGCTCTTCAGGTCATTGAAGAGTGTGTCGGCCGCTGACTCTTTCGGAGCCTTCAATCGCGCGACAACTGCTTCAATCGCGGCAACGTCTTTCTTGGTTGCCTCGAACAGAGTGTTGAAGGCCGCTTCGCTCGCGCGTGCACGTTCCTCTTGCGCCTTGTTCTCGGCGTCTCCAATCGCTTTCAGCGTGGTGGCGACAAGGTCGAGACGACGCTTCGCGAAGTCGAATTCCGTTTCACCGCGACGCTTCACAAGCTGCTCGTCGAGCACCACGAAGCGCTCTTCGAGAAAGTGCCCGATGCGCTCAACGTAGGCCGCCGCGCTCTCGTTCGCGCCCTTGTCAAACGACTGCAACCCGAGCTGCAACCCGCGGATCGCACGCAGTCGAGTGATTGCGCGGAGCTGTTCGACGATTGAGGAGCGGTCTGGGGACTTGTCCTCGCCGCTACTGCCACCGCTGCCTTGAATCTCACGCGTTGGACCAACACCGCCACGACCCATGCGCGCGTCTGCGTCGCGTTGGTCGTTGGCGTTCATCTCCTCGACAATCGATCCGTTCGTGATGCCGAGTGAGCGCATGCGCGCGCGCACGGCTTCGTTCAAACGTCGTTGCTGTGCGGCTGTTTGCGTCGGGTCTGTGAGGTCTGCAAAGCTCCCCGCGACAGCACCGGGATTGATACCGCCGAGAAGCGATTGATACCGCGCCATCTGTTCGACAGACATATGGGTCGTGTCGACAGTCGCGAGCGTCCCATTTGTGAGACCAGCGGCACGAAGTCGCCCCAGTTGCTGGTTGAGCGCAATTCGTTGATCGAAGGTCGCGAGCTTTTGCTGGTCTTTTGCGGCCTGCCGTTGCAGGTCAACGAGTTCTTGGAAGCGTGAGTTGAGACCACGCAAAGCCTTGTCGAAGCCGAGGGCTTGACTGACCGCGTTCGCCATCGATCCCACAACAGAGTGCAACAGTCCAGGAGTTTTGGAGAGTTCCTCATTGAGTGTTGTTTGTTGCGCTGCGCTCTTTGCCTGCTCCTTTTGCAGGTCAGCGAGCGAGTCGTGAAACTGGCGTGTGCGGCTCTTGTTCGCGTCGACGGCAATGCCGTATTTGCGCAGGCTGCCCGCTTCGCCTTGACGCAAGCCTTCTACGAGCTGGTCAAGCGCTTGCGTTGCGTCTGTGCCTGTCGCTAGAGCAAAGTCTCGCGCCTTGCGTGTGATCGCGGCTAGCTCGGCGTCACTTACACGGAGGCCCGATTGCACGAGCGCTTGCTGTGCCTTGAGCGCCTCTTGCGCGGTCACAACACCGTTGGTCGCAGCTTGCACTTGCGCGTACGCGCCACCGAGCTTCGACACCGTGCGGATCTCTTGCTCGTGGTTTGCTGCCAGCTTGAGTGTGACAGCAGCAAACCCAAGCGCGGCGGCAGTCACGCCGGCATACGCACCTGCAGCATTCTTGAGTTCGTCGAAGAGTTCGTTGGCCTTGTCGGTTGCCTCGCCAGCGGCATCAGCAAACGACCGCTTGGCCTTCGCTGCCTTCTCGGTCTCCTCGGCGTCTTTTTTGGTGGCCTGCGTGTCTTTCTCGAAGGCAGCGACCAGAGCCGTCACGTCGTCGCGCAACTTGGTCAGCGCGTTGCCGAGGGCCTTGACCGCGCGTGCGGATTCGTCAGCGCCCGGAGCCGAAAACGGGATGTCGATTCCGTCTTTCACTTCGCTGCCTTGGCCTTCCTGAGATCGCGGTCGACCTCAAACGCACGGCTCGCGCCTTCGTCGAGGGCTTCGAGCTTTTCGAGCATCGCGGGGTCCACCACGCCATCAAAAAGCGCAAGTCCGCCTGGCTCACTTCGCCAGAGGTGCACGCGTCCCGCTTCGATCACGTCCGGGTCACTCGCGAGGAACCAGGGGCACGTTGCGACGTCCGCACCCGTCCATCGTTTGAGGTCGTTGCAAAGGTCGTTGCAGTCCGCACGTTCTTCGTCCGTGACGCCCTCGTCAGGTGTTGGCTTGTCAATTCCGTGTGTGCCCGGAACGGGCAACGGATGCCTTGCAGCAGGACACCGCCACGCCCGCTGAAGTCTTTCAGCGGTGATCGTGAGTGCCTGCTTTGCATCTTCGCGTGGCTCTCGGTGTGCCTCGAAGAGCGCCCTGCATCCGCACTTGGCGGGTGCCTCTCTCGCCGCGTCAGAGCGCTTCAGGAACCCGGCGAGAACGAAGGGGGGCGCTTGTCTGCCGGGAGCGCGCACAAGCGCGAGGCAATCGTCGCAACCTCGATCACGAGGCGCGCGCCGAGCCGTTCAACGACCGTGTCAAACCACTTCGTCGTGGCGATTCGTGTGTCGCACGAGTCAAGCTCTGTGCCCGCTGGCGTGAGCTCTTGCCCGTCTGGCAGTCTCACGCTCTTGAGCTGTGCTTGGATCGTGCGCACGAGTGTCTCGTTGCCTGTTGGGTCGAGCGCTTGGAGCTTGCGGAGCACCGTGAAAAAGTATCGCGGCGATGGCGTGTCGATCGTGAACACAGTGGGTCGCACGCCTTGTTTGAACCGCAGCAGATTCGCGTCGAGCGTCTCGGCGTAGCGGACCATGCGCGCGTTCGCGCGGCGATCCATCTCTTTCTTGACCTCGTCGTCATTGCCCTCTGGCGCTGTGCTGTCTTGCGCACGTGCCATCTCTTCGAGGTCGATCGCAGGATCGTCGATGCTGATGTATTGGTGAACGGCCATGGCTACCCTCGTGCCCACAGAATCGGTGACCGAAGCAGGTCTGTGGACCCGCCCGCGATCAACGCGTTTCGCTTGCCCTTGAGCGTGAATTTCGTCTTGCGCAGCTTCTCTTCTTCTGCGGTTTGCGGGACGCTCACGCCCACTGCCCCAGTCAGAACCAGCGTGCACGACCGTGCGGCAGTGCCGGTCAAGCCATTGGGCATGTGCAGCGCCAGCACCATGTCGGGCCGACTCTGTTGCATGTAGTGCGGCCATCGATCCGACCGTGTGGTGATGGTCGCCTCGACGATCATGCGCTCGCCAGCTTTCGCTGTCCCCGTCACTCCCTCGGTACTGCCGCCGATCTGATTCACGAGCTGGTTGCCCAGCGTGTGCTTGATCTCGATCGAGTGGAATGGAAGTGCCGTGCGGTTTGGCGAGGCCGCCTCGAAGAGGTAGAGGTATGCGCCGCGCGTATGAATCGGTGCAATCACCTCATCAGTGACGGCAGTGGTCGAGAGCGAGAGCGCGTCAGGCCCGCTGTGCACAGAGCCTTCGAGCCCAAGGGTGCACTCGAGCAACCCGCTGCGATCAATCTTCCACGTCAGTTCGTTGACGATCGCGCCGTTCAACTGCCACTGGTGGTTCGTGTCCGTCGCATGCACGCCGCGAAGTGCGAGCGACGTCGGCGCGGACTGGGAAAAGAAGTTCGTGGTGGTGTTCACCACGACGTTGCCAGCCGCTGGCGCTGCACTCAGTGCCCACGCAACGGTGATCGCGTCGGTGGCGATCGACGCAACCACGGTCGGCTCGAGTCCCGCACTCGTTTGCACAAGGATCACTTGCCCGGCCGCGAACCTCGACCCGTGCCCCGTCGCGACCGTGAAGGCCGTCGTGGTGGGCGATGGCGACGCTTCGACCGTTGACCCTGCGCCCCGTTGCTGACCCCCAAAAGCAGCCTTGAACAGCAGGCTCTGGAAGTCGTCTGCGGGCGTTGCTGCGGCAAGATATTGCGACGTTGCAGGTGCGGGGTGGAACCGTGCTTTGTGCTTCCACGATCGCAGGCCCAACACAGGGTTGAAGTAGTCCGCGAGGTATTCGGACTGCCCCATGTTCTCGACTTCTTCTTGAGAGCTTTCTGGCTCGTCGTTGTCGAGAAAGCGGCAGCCTTCGTAGGTGCCCGTGCCGTTGCCGTACGCGCTCTCTTCGGCCACTCGCCAGATCCAAGCGCGTGCCGCGCGGTCGACTTGTGCCGTGCTGCTTGGGAAGCTCATCTCAAAACCTCGCGTTGAAAGTGATTCGCGCGCTGCGAAGAGCCGCGAGAAGTTGTCCTGTGTACACGCCGATCAGCGTGCTGAAACCGCGCCGTGCTTTGCTCGCTCGCCACGCTGGCGAGATCGGCTCAAGGCGCACGTCGTAGCCTTGGCTCATGAACCGTTTCACGAACACACGCCGCAGAGCTTCGGTGCCCGTGTAGAAAATCTCAGCCACTGAGAGGATTGTTTCGTCGCTGTCGAACGCTCGGTTCACCGCGAGCTGCATTGTCTGTGCGACGTCACTCTGAAGCCGCGGCGTGATCTCAAAGAATGGCCGCCCCGAGGCATCGAGCCATTGCGCTTTGTCCACGTCGCGCGCGGGCACCTCAACACGAATCTCTGTCGCGCTCCCGAGCGCAGCGGCGAGCGAGGCAATTGCCTTCAAGCGCGCCTCGACCTGCAGGTTCGTTGTGAGCGTGACAGTAATCACACAAGCACCGTGAGCTCGAAAGCCTGCGAGAGAATGCGCCGACCACCACCGAGGTCGCGTGTGCTCGCGCCGCCAACGCGCGAAACGTTGCACAGTGCCGGCGTGAGTGTTGGCGCGGACATCGTGAGCTGCGGAAAGCACAACGCGCGACGAAGGTCGTGGCCGTCTCCAGTCGCGTTCATTGAACCTTCTGCGATCAAAGCGTCGAGGTCTTCGCTGCTGACTGTGTGCCCAATGTTCGACCCTTGCGAGGAGTGCAAGTACCCGAGCTGCAAGTCCACCGTGATGACGCGCAGTGCGGTGGCGTGCTGCTCGTTGTCGTCGTCCAGGTGGTCTCGCTCTCCAATCCAGTCGAAGAACACGGCGCGGTGGAACGCACTGGGCGCCACGACATCGGAAAGCGGGACCGTTGACCAACGAAAACGCCCTGCTTGAATGGCGCGTGCTTGCGCCTCGGCACCGAGCGCACCATCTGCTCCCCAGCCATCGCAGGTCACTGCGCGAAGGCGAGCTTGGATTGCCGCAAAGGTCGTCACAGGTCTTGCGCCTTCCCGACGATGAGTGAGTGACAGAACTGGTCTGTGCCCTCGATCGTCACAACCTCGAACGCATCGCCAGGGTACGCAGTCAAGCCATGTTCAGTGCCCGAGAGCATCACGAGCACGCGCCGAGACGGCGTTGTCGCGGACGGTTGAATCAACGAGGCGAGCGTGGTGCTCTTCGGAATCCCGCTGACACGGAACTGCGGTCGCACGCCACGGCCGTTGACCTCTGCGGGCAACGTCGCAGCGATCACGGCGGCGTCCTCATCAGAGAGCTTGTCCACGCTTGGCGTTGGCGTGATCTCAGTGTCAGTGGCGATCGCTGTTGCGCCGAAGGTCCCGATTGGCGAGGTCCAGGTCTCCACGCGAATCGCGACCCGGATCGTGCGCAAACCAAAGTCACCCAAGATCTGGTTCACCTGGGTGAACAGCGAGAGCAAGTCGTCTCGTGCGGTCATGGCTCGCGTGCACCGCCGCTCGGAAGATCAAGCTGCCACAGCGAGAGACCGAGAACCGAAGCGAGCTCGTTGCGCCAGTATTCCCATTGGGAATTGCGCTGCTGAAACCCACCGTCGTTATCCTGGTACTCGATCTCGCTTGACCCGCCCTTCACGCGCTTGAGACCGAAGGCGGCAGTCGGCGAAGCCATCGCGGTGCGGATTGCATCCATCGTTGAAAGGATGCTCACCACACTGGCTTCGCCAGCTATCGTGAGTTGGTTGACGGCCGTCTGCACAACGTGCACGAACGCGGTCAGCACCGGGGTACCTGACAACACAGAGCCGTGCTGTGTGATCTGCGGCACCCGAAGGTACTTGTAGATCTTGCGCACTTGTTCGTCGGTGAGGGCCATTGGCTACAGCTTCGGGAGTTTGCGGGTTCCGTCAGGCACAACGTGGCAGCCGAGTTCGAGAGCACGCTTGCGCAGTGAAACGAGTTCCTCTTCGCGTGCTGCCACGATGCGTTCGATCTCTTCGCCCGAAGAGACAGGGATCTCGCGGAACGATTCCACATCGCAACGCAGTCGCTCAACGTGGCCTGGGTCGGTCACAAGCTCGCCGCCGAGAATCTCTGTCAGCCCTCCATCGAGCGCCACGCGGGAGCACTTCCGCGCCATGAGGATTGTGCGCCATGGCGGCGATGGTGGTTCTGGCTCGAGTTCGTGTCCACCTTCAAGCGGCGGGAGAACAGCACGCTCTTCATCAGTGAGCGAGAGCGCAACTGGAGTTGCTTCGCCACCTGGAACCACAGGAATGTTCGTGTCCAGCGGAGGCGCAAGCGCGCCTGCAATCTCTTCGACGGCAGGCTGAGAAGGCGCGGGCAAAGGATCGGGTTGCGCCGGTCCTTGCGCCGTGTTGCGAGACTTGCTCATGTGAACGCAGGGCCTGCGGTCTTGACGATCACCGCGCGTTTGTACCGGGCATTGCCGGTAAGGTTGTTGACGTCCGACGGGATGCACCAATCCGCGCTGATGGTCCACGTGCAGGACACAACACGGCCTGCTTCGTCGAGCGGTGCGCGGATGATCATGGCAAGCGCTCCGTCTGGGTCGATCGGGATCTTGATGTGGTTCATTGCCCCGATGCCTTCCATCGGCACAGCAGCCGCGAAGTCGTCCTCTGGGATGAACCCTTCAATCCCAACATCCTGGCCGAACACGAGAGACTGGTGGATGTCGGTTTGGTACGAGCCGCCAGAGTCGATGCCCGGCATCTCAGATCGCGGCTGTTCGAAGAACGCCATGCCTCCGTATGTCGCCAGCCGCCCGTCGGCACTTGGGCCAGTGATGCCCTGAGATTGAATGGCGTTGAGGAACTCGCTGTCGACAATCAACGCGTCCTTCGTGTCGCTGTCGAGGTACACGCCGTACGTGCCGCCAACCGCGCCGTCGATCCCCGGGACGTTGTTGTTGACCAACACAGTGCGCGCGCGTCGAAATGTAGCCATCGTGGGTGTATCGCCTGACACGATCAACCTGTCTGTCGCACGGCTGTTCTGACGGATGACTGTCGGCGCATTCGACGCTTTGAGGCGATCGTACTGCGACCACGTCGCCGCCGAGGCGAGCGTCACGGTGCCAGTGCCAGAACTGCCAGAGACCGCTGTGATGGACACCGAGGTGCTTCCCAGCGTGGCGGTCAGAGGGTTCGTCACAGAAACCGCAGTGGGGACGCCGTTGACGAGCACGGTGCCGAGGCCGCGCAGGTCCGCCACAGGGATAGAGGTCGAAGACGACCCTGCTGCCGTCGCGAACGTGTCGCCACCAGCGTATGCGTCGTACAAAACGTCCCGCGCCCAACGCCCGACAGAGTGACCAGCGTGAAACCCGAAGTCTCGCAGGTCTGCCATGAACTTGGCTGCTGGCGTCTGACCGGTCGCGATGAACCCAGAGGGGATCACGATGTCAATCGATGCGTTGTGGTTCTGCACCTGGTAGCCGTACTGCTCGAGGCCACGCGTTTGGCGCGGCGGTGCAACGCCAGGTGCCGTCTGCGCTGTGGTGCGAGAGAGAGGGGTGAACAGGCCAAGCCGCGACTTGGTGACACGGTCACCGACGTTGCCGGGGTGTCGCTCGCGCATGAAGCGCTGCCGCCACGCCAGCACTGGCTTGAGCGATTCCTGAAGTTCGCGCGCGAGAATACCATCCTGCACGCATGCTTGAACCGCGGCGGGGAACTGATTGAGATTGCCGTACGTCATGTCTTGATTGCTCCGTGTTCACGCGCCGCGGATGCGCGCGCGTATGTCAACGCTTGCCGAGACGCTCTCGCTTGAGAGCCTCGAATTCTTCTTTGGTGAGCTCGTGCGTAGGCTTCGTCTGCGACGTGCTCGGTGTTGGCGGTGCACCCATACCCGCCTTGCTGTTTGCGGCTTGATGGACCGCAGGTGTCGCTGGCGCAACGTCGTTGAACAGCCCTTTCGCCCGCGCGTTCGTGATCCAGTCGAGCCGCGCCACGGGGTCGGTCTCCGCGGGCGCGAGGTCGAGCAGTCCGCGCTTCGCCTCGGGGATGGACTCCAGCGTTGCCTTGAGTTGGCGCTTCAACGCTTCCTCAAACTTCGCAGCATTCGTTGCGGCGGGTTCGAGTTCTTTGATGCGCGCCTGCGCTTTCTCGGACTCTGAGAGCGACGCACGCTCAAGCTCGGCTGCTTTCGCAACGCGGGCCTTTGCGACGTCCACGCTCTCCACGCCGATCGCGCCGAGTGCGCCTTTCGCACCGGCCTCACGCTCGGCTTGCAACCTCGCGTTGAACTGTTCAAGCGTCATCCGCTGGAAGTCATGCGCAGGTGCTTGCGGTTGTGTTGTCGCGTTGGCCGCAGGCGAAGTTGTGCCTTGCCCCTGCGCACCTTGCGCGGGGTTGCTGTTTTGGTCTGTCATGGCTCGTAATCTCCTACGTGCGTTTCACGCGCGCACGACGCGATGGAGAACGTTCTCGCAAACGAGAACGCTCAGGGTCCAACAACAGTTGTGAGCGCTGTGACAGGCTTCTTTACGTAGCGAATAATCACGCGTGTGACCGTGTTCGGGAACGTGATGGTGGAGCCATCTGCCGCGAGCGCGGCGATGCCGACAGCAGTGCTCGCCCCGCCTGGCGGCAAGAGGGGCGTAACAGTCGAGTCGCCAGCGAGGTACGTGCCCACGCTCGCTCCCGTTCCAGAGGTCACGACACGCGCGCTCTGCACGTGCTGCGCGCCCCCTGGGATCGTCACCGCTGCCGTCGCTGTGATTGTGCCGGAGTCGTACTCCTGCACTTCGAGCATTGTGCCGAGCCCGAGTTTCGTCAGCAGGATTGCCAATCGGTTGAGGTCGGGCTCATCGAGCAATTGCTTGAGGGTCTTGTCACTCATGTTGTCTCTCTTTCAAAGCGTCACAGTCACGCGGCCCTTGCGCTCTAGCGCCATGAGCCAACGAGCCGTGCGAACACCGACTGGTCGATCGCCGAATCCTGCCTTCTGCTTGGTGCGGCGATACTCGCTCGTGAGCGGCGGTAGCGAGATGTCTGCGCCCCCACTCTCCACGCGCTTGACGATGTGATCGAGGATCGTGTCTGCGATCACCTTGCGCACCGACTGACTGCGAGGCGCTGAGGTTGCGCCCTCGAACTCCAAGAGCACCGCGGTCATGACCTTGCTGCGTAGAGCGGCGGTGTCCTTCGCAAAGTCGCGCCCCTCGGCCTGTCGCCATTCCAGCACTTCGTCGTTGGTTCCGCCGCTGTAGTGCCGACCTGGAATGTGCAGTTCGAAGTTGAACTCTTTGACCATCTCGCGAAGCACCGCGAGCACTTCCTTGCGTGCAGCGCGCTCATCCCTTGCGTCACGTGATCGTCCGTCGCGTCTGCGAAGAACTTCGCGCGTGATGCTTGGTGCTGATCCGTCAGGCACTTGCTGGGTCCGTCACGGGTGTGGGCTTCGGTGCATAAGGACCGGCTTCGTGTCTGTCTGTTCGCCGTCTGGCTTGTCAGCGCTTGGCTTGCCGTCTTCTTCGGCCGTTTTCTTGAGCTCGGTATCGCCCTCGGTGTCGTCGCTCTCCGCGTCGTCTTCCTCTGGCGGGAGCGTGCCTCCGATGGTCGCTGCCATCTGCTGTGCGCGCTTCGACCTTTGCCCGAGTTCTTCCTCGAGTCGCTCAAGAATCTCTTCGACGTCGTCGAATCCGAACTGTGTTGCAACCCACCGCACTGCTGTTTCTCGGTCACACAAGCCAGCGTCGACCATCGATGCCGCCGTCTCGACTGCAACTTTCAAGTCCTCGAGTGTGAGCGGGAACGCCCGTCCCCACGTGAGCATCACGCGACCTTGCGGAATGACCGCAGGCGCGGGCGTCTCGAGTACACCAAGGCGCGCCATTGCCCCCGATCGGATCGCGCGCAGAATCTGTCCGAGGATTGCTCGCACGCACGCGCCAAACGGCACGCGCCACTCTCCAACGAGCTCAACCATTGGGCGGTTGAGCACTTCGAGTGCGGCCCCAGACCGCGCGGCTGCGAGCACCTTATCTGGGTCGTGCGAGGTCACGCGCTTCACCTCGAGCACGCGGTTGCGTTGCGCCTGCACGTGCTCCTCTGCAACGCGCTGACCCTCACCGTTGTATTCAACGATGGAAGTCTCGACGCCTTCCTTCTTTGGGGGAAGGAACCGAACGCCAGCGCCACCAAGGAACGCTGCTCGTTGTTCAACCGGCACGCCGAACACGTGGCGTTCTGGGTCTTGGTTGTAGAACACCGCGCGGTCTTTTTGCCCGAGTGTGCGGTCAATCGACTCGGTTACGTCGGAGATGCCGCGAAGGTGTGAGACACCGCCAGCATCACGACACAATCCGTCTTCGAGGCGCACCCAATGCGCAGGCACAAACCCAAATCCGTGTTCAACCGCATCAGCCACGGTCCACGTTGGTTCTTTGCCATCTGGAGAAACAGGCGCGTCGGCGTAGACGATGTGCTGTGCAGTGGTCCACTCCTCGCGGTGCCACCACTTCTCAACGATCTTGCGACGCGCTCCATCGACGACCTTTTCAACCTCGCGGTCATAGCGGTATCGCTTCTCGAGTCGAACAAGACGGTTGTGTTTCTTGGGATCGAACTCGGGGATGCAGTCGCTTGAACGGTGCGCTTCGAACTCGAACGCGCCGCCTTCGTCGCTCTCGCCAGCGCACACGCACCACGTCACGGCGCACGCGCCTGTGATGGCTACAAGTCTCGACGCAATGAGCATGCGGAACCACAGCTCTGCATCTGCAACGATCGTCGCAAGCCACGCGTTGACCTCGGTTGTGTCCGCGCCGTCGTGCGCCTGGAGCGTCACCTTTGGTGCGCGCCCTTCGCCAAACAAGAGCGACGTGGGTCGATTGACCAAGAGCTCCGGGAGATCGTACTGGACCGCTGGCTTTTGCAACCGCAACGGTGTGCGGTCACCAACGGGAAGATTCGGCCATGACGGAGCGAGCTTCGACGCTTCATATTGAGTGCCGAGGTACAAGGCCTCCATCTTCTCGGCGTGTGCCTGACGCTCTGAACGTTCGCGCGAGAACAGCTTGTCACCGATAGCGCTGCCCATTGAAGCAAGCGCGTTGCCGAATCGATTGAAGACGCTCATTCGTACTGCCCGCCTTCGTACGACTCGACAGGCACAGGCGCACCGTTCGCGAGGTACGCATTCCACGCGTACACAAGCGCGTCGATCTGGTCGTCGTGGCGATCACTGATGCCGGTGAACAGCTCGGTCTCGCCGATGAAGTCCATCACCCACTCACCACGGAGAGGAACGCGAATTCTGCCTTGGTTCCATGCGGCTGCGGCTGGTTGTGCACGTGTCCACTTGTCGCCAGCGATGGGCACTTCGACAATGGCGAGGTCAGCGCGCACGTTGCGCAGCGCCTTCGCAATCGCCTTGCCATCGCGGCTTGCTTCGATGTGCAGCGGCGCGTGCCCGTACTTGCGTTGCAGGTCGAGGAGCGTTTGCGCAGCGCCGTCGGTTTCCATCTGCACACGCACCACTTCGAGAACGTCAGCCGTTGCGTCGTCGCCGTATCCGCGACACGCGAGAACAACCGCTGCGGTGTGGTCAGCTCGCGCGCTTGCGCTGCCCGCAGGGTCGCATCCAATGACGATTCGCGCGCCGTCCAGCGTGAGGTGTTCGTACCGCGCTGGCACGCGGAACATTCGCCCGCCCTTCGGCACTGGGTGTCCCTGGTAGAGCGACGCCCACTCGTATGGAAGCGCCATCTGCCTGCGAAGCATCGTGAGCGGGATGCGCTCGGGCCAGAGCACGCGACCATTCGCAAGGTCGTCTGTTGGTTCGTTGCTGTCGTCGCGCAGCGCCGGAAGGTTGAGCACTTCCCATTCGGGGCCATCGGGAATGTTTTCGTCGACGAGCCTCCCTGCGAGGTCATCCATGTGCCAGCGCGTTTGCACGACGATGACCGAGGCGACGGGGCCTTCGCGACGCGTCCACACGTCCGAGTTGAACGTGTCCCATGCCTTGTCGCGCTCACGCTTTGACTCTGCCATCTCGCGCCCCTTGATGGGGTCGTCGACGATGAGCAGCCCGCCGAAGCCTTTGCCGGTAAGCTGGCCACCGATGCCAGTTGCAGCGAGACCGCCGCCCTGCAACGTGCGCCAGTTGCTCGCGCGGTTGAGGTCTTTTTGAAGTTGCACGCCGTGCTCTGTCACGAGCCTTCGCACCTTGGTGCTCTGTTGCTCGCTGTAGTCGCCTGCGTAGGTGACGACCGCGTTGAGCCTCTCGGGCCAGGTCTCCACGCACCACGCAAGCGCGGCGATAATCGTCTCTGTCTTGCCGTGCCTTGGAGGCATCGACACAATTGCAAACGTTGGTTCGCGTGCAGCGCGTTCGAGGATCGCGACAAGCTGTTGCAAGTGCCACGGGATCGGCCAGTGCTTCGGGCGGTGTTCACAGATGTACTCCGTGAGTGTCCGCTCGGACTTGAGCGACGCGTGTTGTGTTGGGTCCGTTTGCACTGGTCCGTCAAGCCCGTGAAGCTGCATCCGAATGCGCAACGCACCGTTGGCGCCCGCGAACTTCTTTGCGTTGAGCGCCTCGACGAACACCTGCTTGGCCGCCCTGTCGAGGTCGTCTAGCAGGTGTTCCCTCTTCGCGGGTGCGGCCTCTTTTGCCCACTGTGCCCGCACGCGCTGGCAGTAAATCTCTGCACACCGCAACGTTGTCTTGAACTTCGCAACGAAGGCCCTGCAGGCTGACCCGTAGGTCGGCTGCGTGACCAGCGCACGTTCGCAGAAGGCCATCCGCTCGCGCACTCTCTCGCGAGAGATCTTCCGTGGCTTGCGTGTCGCCAAGCACTACCGTTTCACTTTCACGCCGCACACGTGGGTTGACCTTGCGCGTAGGATTCGAGCGCCACCGGATCGATCACGCGGTACCCGGCAGGGGTGCGAGCTGACGCAATCGCGCCTTCGTCGCACAGTCGTCGCACCGTGTTCTCGGACACGCCGAGCTTGCGTGCGGCTTCGCTCACCGTGAGTGTCACTCGGTCTGCGCGCCTTGCGTACGGCATCGGGTTGGGTGATCGGTTCCAGCGGGATCGTCGAGGACGCAATTCGACCGCTGGCAACCGTTCAGTGTTTGGGAGGGTTTCATAAGAATAGACACTTTGCAAGTCCCGCAAGAAACCGAATCATCCGCCACAATCGGAATCCCTTGTTTTGTCGTAAAACTCGCTCGCAAGTGGCAACTCACGACGTGCCCAGGCGACCACGACGGACAATCTCACGTGCCCCTTGCGCGAGGTCCACAAGAGACGCTGCTCGGCTGTTGAGCACACGAGCCCGACTTCGAGGTAGAGGGGGTCGACCTTCTCTCCGCACTGGCCGCCACGTCTGACCCACACCTCACTCAGCAATCGGTACCACTGCGTTGACTGCCTGAGCACGCGCGCCAGCGCTCTCTCGATTGCCTGTGCGCGGTCCCTGTCTCCTGCGAGCTTGATGGCGCTCGGTGCAAGCCACCCTTCGGTTCGGATCTTCGACTCGTTGCTTTGGAGTGTGCCCAGGAGCGAGCGGGGTGCCGTTGGGCCGCCTTCGATTCCTCGGTCGAGACGCGCGAGGGCAGCGCCGTACCAGACCAGGTCAGACCTCGTGTGGTGTCCCTGTGCGAGCGAATCGGGGTCGTAGCGTGGGTCGAGGGTTTCGGTTGCGATCATGCTGCCGCCTTCTTTCGCTTGGGCTTCGCTCGTGCAGGTGTGTTCAGTTCAACGAAGCACTTCGTGCACAGCCAGGCTTCCTCTTCGAGCGTGACGACCTGTGCTCTGTGCAGTCGGCACTCCTCGCACCTCCGTTGCTGTGGGAGCGGCGACGAGAACGCGCGGTAGTGGGAATAACAAAACCCCTTGTGTTTCCGCCGCTTCGTGCACGTTGGGATCTCGCACAAGCGAGGAGTCGCCCTCTTGATGGCGTTGTCGTTCGCGGCGTAGTCACCGCGGCGCTGCCCCTGCTGGTAGTGGCGCGCGCACTTGCCTTTGCACCGCACTGTCTCGGTGCACCCAGGCTCGTTGCATGTCCCGCCGTTTGGGAGTGCGCCGTGTTGCTTGGGTCGGTCGAGCGGCGTCCCGAAGATCATCCGGTTGTAGTGGAGTCGGCAGTGGCCACGCGCGAACCGTCGCGAGGTGCATCCATCGTAGGCACATCCACGCCACGCTCCCTTTTCACGCTTCTCAAAGGGCTTTGCGAGGTCGACGCCAGATCGAAGGCGTTGGTAGTGGGCGCGGCACAGCCCCTTTGCGTTGTGTGGCCGGTTGCATCCTGGTTGTGTACACGTTTTCAAGCTGTCCTCCGTTGTGTTGGTTGTGCTGGCGTCGCAATCCATCGCGCGAGGTAAGGCTCCCGCGCGTCCACCTCCCACTCGCCTCTGAGCGATCTCACTCGGCACGCGAGCGCCCCGTCTTCGCAGTGTTCCCACGGGATCGCGAAGGCGCGATCGATCGCGCGGAACCGCACGAGGACGATGGCAACGTGGCCTTGTTCGTGCGCCGTGCGCAGTCGTTCTAGTTGCTTTGGCCGCAACCCCCCGTGCGTGCTTCCAAGCCGGATCACGTCCTCACTCGAGGACTTCGATTCGGCGAATACGCGGCGGCGCGTGCCGTCGAGGAGCACGCCCTCGAAGTCGCTGCCGGTCTTCTCGGAATGGCGAATCACCTGGCCTTCGGCTGTCACGCCGACGACTCGGTAAGGCACCTGGACTTTGTGTAGATAGGCGATTCCAGCGTCGAGGCACGCCTTGTGACACTCACCCCACCAAGTCTCAGAGTCACGACCACCGATCGAGGCTTTGCGTTGCGCGTTCTGCTTCGCCATCATCAATTCGCCCCTGCGTAGTAAAAGCGCCCATCGTTCTCTTCATCCGCTTCGATCGTGTGAAAGCTCGTCGTCGGTCCATGCCAGCGGAGCTTGACTGTGGGGGTTGCGCCACCACGTTGTTTCGCGATCCGAACCTCCGCAATGCCGCGGTCTTCGCTGTCGGCGTTGTAGACCTCGTCACGGTAGAGAAACATCACGACGTCAGCGTCCTGCTCGATCGATCCTGACCCGCGCAGGTCGCTGGCTTGTGGTCGTTTGTTCGGTCGTTTGTCGACCTCTCGGTTGAGTTGCGAGAGCGCAACGACCGGGCATCCGACTTCCTTTGCGAGACGTTTCAGCGCGCCCGTCACAGCACTGAGATGGACGGTCTCGTTCTCGCTCGCTGCACGCCCCTCTGGCGCTGTGATCTGCAGGTGGTCCACTACGATCAAGTCGAGCGGCCCACTCGCTCGTGCGAGCAGGGTGCGTGCACGAATCTCTGAGATTGCGAGGCCAGCTTCGTCGTCGATCTCGACTTGCAAACGGTGCAATTGTTCGCTCGCTCGCGCAAGGTCAGCGCTCGTCGTCGAGTCGAACTCCCTGCGCAAGATCGAACGCGAATCCACGAGCGTGAGCATCGACAAGAGGCGAGTCACGAGCTCGGCTGTTTGCATCTCCAGCGAGAAGAACAGGGCACGCCCACCGTTCTGTGCAGTGGCGAGAAGTGCCGCTTGCGCGAGCGAGGTTTTGCCCATGGCTGGCCTCGCCGCGATCACGTAAAGGCACCCTGGCACAAGGCCACGACCGTCACCCAGCACACTGTCGAGCGACGGCAGCGCGAACCGTGCGCGACGGGGTGTTGACGTGGACTCATCGCCGTCTGCATCGAAGTCGCGCCACCATTGCGCGACACCTTCGCGGAGTGGCACCGCACGCTTCGATGCAGACGACCGTGTGGCTGTTTGCAGCTCCTGCAGCGCCCGCTTTCGGAAGCCTTCGGGATCTCCGTCGCAGATCGCTGCGAGACCTCGCACTGCGTGCCACGTGCGCCTCGCTGTGTGGAGTCGCACGAGCTCGGTCGCGTGGCGTTCCGAGTGCAGCAAGGTCGGCAGGCAGTTGGTGATCTCGAGCACGTCGACGAGGCTCGCAACGGAGCCGTCACCCGCTGCGCGCACGGCTTGCTCGACACTCACGGCGTCGATCACGTCACCGCGTGAGAGAAGCGTCTCGACTGCCTTCCACAGCACGCGGTGTTGCGGCCGTGTGAAGGAATCAACCGTCACACCCGCTGCCTTCGCGAGCACGCCGCACGAGCGGTCAAGGATCGCTGCACCGAGCACTTCGCGCTCAAGATTGTGGTTCGACCACGGCGTTTCGTCTTCGTTGTGTTTCACGATTCCTCTGTTGCGTTTGGTGGTGGTGTGGGGTCGTTGAGGAAGGCCGGGCGTTCGACCTTTGCGAGACGTGGCGTGGCGTGACTTTTCGTGACCGAGTCACGTGACATGTCACGATCGTTTCGTGACTTGCTCGCGCGCCGCGCATCGACCTCTGCGAGCAGTGAGCGGAGCATCCCGCCGTCGCGGTGACCGCTGCTGTCTGGCTTTCCAAGGAGCACCGTGACAGTCCACGCGCCAGAGATCTTGATCCCTGGGGGCGGTGAAGCCATCACGGCACCGAGGGCGCGGCACTCTGCAATCGTCGCTTTCTGTTCCACGAGCAGCGTCAGCAGGCGGTGGTGCTGTTCCCCGCTCGCTCTTCCCGAGAAGCGTCCCCCGCTCCCTTGTTCGATTGCTGCAAGCGCTGCGAAGATGTCCGAGCCGTCACTCAGGGTGACTTGTCCTGTCACGATGTCACGATCGTTTCGTGACCGTGTCACGATTGGCGTCACGTTGTTTCGTGACATGTCACGCTCGGTCACGCTCCCTGTCACGCTCGCGTTTGCTGTCTCTGCTGCTGAAAGAGAGGGAGAAAGAGGGGAAGGAAGAGAAGAGAGAGTGAGAGAGAGAGGAGAAACCTGGGGAGATGAGGGAGGGATGTCACGATTGATGTCACGATTGTCACGTGACATTTCGTGACCAATCGTGACCGCGTCACGTGACATGTCACGATTGGCGTCACGTTGTTTCGTGACACGCTTCGCACGCGAGTCGCGCTTGCGCTCTGCCGCACTTCGACCGCCGCGCGAGCCAACGCCACCGACTGCGCGACCTTCACGGTCAATCCCGAGCCGCGAGGGAACCACAAGCGCGTCGTCGGTTTCGACAACGAGACCGCGTGTCGTGAGTTCGTGCAGTGTGCGCGTTGGAGCCGTTTCGTCGGATGGATCATGCAGCAACGCGCGTGCAACATCCTCGTGAGTCGCACCACGCGGAACGGCGATTTGTCCCTCGTCGTTTGCCGCGAGGAAAAGTTGAAAGAACGCACCACGCGCCGCGAGGGAGACGGTCAACAGCGCTGGCGAACGCGCGAGTGAGAGATGGAGTTTCAGCCACTGCATCACGCCACCTTCGCCTTGCGCGTTGCGCTTTGTGCGAGGCCAATCAACAAGTCGCGGAACGGTGCTGGGGTCGCCGCGCGTTCACGTCGCGAAAGAACCTCGACGATTCCAGCCGCTCGTTGTGCGTGTGTGTCGGGTGGGCACGTTGCAAAAGCGGTTGCGCTGCTCGGCCCCCACGGGAGCGATGGCAGGTCGACCCCCACGGCATAAAGCCAGGTGGCCTTGCGCGCGCGGTGTCCGAAGTGCCCTTGCTCCACGCAGCACGTCCAGCCCACGCCATCGCCAGCGTTGACCCATCCGCCCCACCGTGGAGGTGTGAGCAGTCCATGCTGACGCCACGCTTTGGAGTCGCAAGGATGCTCGAGCACCCCACCGAACGACCGCACACTCCACAACGCGTGAGCGAAACACCCACCGTCGTCACCGACGATCTTGCGCGGACGGTTCCAGCGCTTCGCACCGATTGCGTCCGCGGCATAACGTCCCCAACGCTCGCACGGTGGATGTGCAACGACGGGATACGGCCCGAGATACAGCCGCGCGTCGCGCGGCTTGTCCCATGGGTCGACGTTGGGCAAACCGAAATAACAACCGTTGTGCTGGACGAAGAGAGCAGCGATTTTCACGACGCCTCCACACGGTCAAAGAGCCCTTGCTGCTCGCCCACGCGGAGGCACGCGGGACTCATCCAGAGACGTTCGCGGTGTCGATTGCCACTCACACGCCCAAGGCCAGGAGCGCCCTTCCACGCGACGCAGCGCCACGACGCAGGCATCTCGTGCTCTCCCTCGAGTCCAGCGAGAACGATTCTGCGCGCAGGGTTGTCGCCGTTCGCAAGCGCCCATTCGCGCGCGCGGCGTGACGCGGTTCCGTCGTCATGCGCGTAGAGATCCGGGTCTCGCTTGTCATGCGAGTACGGTGGATCCAAAAACACACCCGCGACGGATGACCCCTCGCAATAAAGAGCGCTCTCACTCAACACACGCTCAAAGTCGCCGCACACAATACGCACGCGACGAAGACGCTCACTCAGCGCGAGGAACCACACGTCGAGCGAGGACAGATCCACAAGCGCCCCGTGCACGCCCTTCCCACCGAGTGCGCACACGTCGGGGAGAGTTCGACGTTGCACCCCTGTCCCGGCGCTCGAAAGCAGCGGGATCTTGCGCGGCAAATGCGCCGCGTTGCTGTGCACGCCATGGCTCGCGTGAGAGATCGCTGGGTGTCCTCGGTGTGGCTTCGAACGGTCAGCACACCATCCACCGCCGATCCATTGCGACGCCCCCCAAATCCAACGGCCCGCGAGCTCTGGGCTGCACCATCGTGGGTTGCGCTCAAGACGTGCTGCGAGTTTGCCGTCACGCGCAGCACGAACAAGCGTGTTGTGCCACGCGTGCAAGTCCACTTCAGAGATCGGGTGATTCGCGTGTCGCGCGACCTCGAGCGGTTTGCGATCGATCGCCCGCCACACATTCGCGATGAGTCCGTCACGGTCGTTCACCGTTTCGATTGCGGGTGCATCTGGACGTGCGAGAAGCGTTGCAAGCGAGCCTGCAAACGGCTCGACATAAACGCGCGGGTTGCCCAGCGCTTGCCACACGAGATGCGCGGCCCGCGACTTCCCACCCGCGAAAGGGAATGGCGCACGAAACCCTGTCACCATTGGTCTTCGTCCTCGCGGTCGCGGTCGCGGTCGCCGTGCTCAAGGTCAAGAACCGCGTGCTCGTGTTGTTCGCGCGCAAGGCGTCGAAGCTCCTCGAGCACCTTGCGGTGGTTGCGGTCGAGACTCTCTCCACGCACGGGAGTGGCAAGGCCACCAGCAAAAGGCCGGGATGCGTTCATGCTGCCCTCGCGAAGTTCGTGAGTTGAAGTGCCGCGCACACGCCACTGTGCAGGCCGTCGAGGCGAGCGATTGCGGCGAGTGCAGTCCTTGCCCCCTCGTGGGTGTGTCGTGCGGGCGTGGCGATCGTGGCGATCGTGGCGACACACTCAGCGTGTGCACGCACAAGAGCGACCACGGCCGCATCGTCGAGTGAGGTTGGTGTGTCGATCGACAGCAGCCGCTCCATGGTCCCCGCAAGGCTCGGGAGAGCCACCACTAGGCGACGCCATGCCCATGTTGGCAGCGAGTGGCTGTCACGCGCTGGAGAGGCCCACGCGCGCACGAGGTCAGGTTTCTCTCCAAGGACTTGAGCCACGCGTTCGAGCGAGATTCCTGTCAGCTCACAGGCACGACGAAGGGCGTCTTTCTCAGCGGCACGGGCGCCGCGTTTGTCGAAGGTCACAGAGCGAAGCGTCATTGTGACTCGCTCCCTTCGCGCGGCGTGGTGACAGTGGGCGTGTGGACGAACCCAACACCAGCACTGACGGCGGCCTTGCGCACAGCCGCAATCACGTCTTGTCGCGACCCGTCGGAGGCCAGCGAGAGAGACTCGAGGAGCGCGCGAAGTGCGCGGTTGATCTCAGCGGCGCGGTCCATTCACGCCTGCGCTTTCGCGGCGATTGCGTCGCCATCGTCATTGGCCTCGATCACGACCAGCAAGGCAAGGTGGTGTTGGATGGCCTCACGAAGCGCGTGGTGTGCGTCGGCCAGAATCCCTTCAATCTGGTGGGGCTTGACCTGCAGGAGCGCTCCAGCAGCCGTCACGAGACAGCCGGCGACGTGGCGAGCGAGCGGCAAACAGTGCAGCGAAGGGACATGCACGGCCACTGCGATGGGGCCGCCAAGGTCCTGGAGTGCCGCGCGGGTCGCACCCATGGCACCGTCTGCGCTGACGCGGTCGTGGTGGCGCAGGTGCTCGAGCAGAAGAAGCACGGTGGAAAGGTTCGCCCGCGTGATCGCGAGCGGGTCTGTCTCGGTGACGCTCACGACGCGGCCTCGTTCGTGGCGCGCTGGCGTGCCACGTCGACAGCAGCAGCAGCGTCATACCCCCACGATTCAAGGGGAACCTCGCCTTCGCTGAGCTTCTCGATCTTGAGCGCGCCCTCGTACGTCGGCTTGCGCGTGCCGTTCTCCCATTCGCTCCAGAGCGAGTGGCTGACCGCCACGCTTTGGGCTGCTTTGGTGAGTGTGATCTCGCGGGATTTCCGCCATGCCTTGAGCTTTGCTGATCCGTCCATGTTCGCACTGTAGCGACAGAACAAACCAACGTCAACAATTCGTTGTCGCGATAGCGACAATTGAGCCGGGGTAGGCTCCACCCATGCACAACAAAGCCTTGCCGCCAGCCTTGAATGATTCGCTCCGCGCCATGCTCACCGCGATCGTGCGCGACGACTTTGGAGGCAACGTTTCCGCAGCGTCTCGAAAGCTGGCAGTGTCGCACTCGCTTGTGTTCGAGTTCCTTGATGGCCGCCGCGGGGCTGGAATCAAGCTCGCAAGCGCGCTCGCGACCTACAGCGGAAAGACGCTCGACGAGCTCTTGGGGCGAGGCTCTGCGCCGCCGATGGCGGTTCCCTCAACCGCTCTCGGGGCAAGGCCCGATTGGCTGGATATCCGTTCCGAAACAGAGAAGCGGTACGGGGCACGTGTTGAGCCAGACGTGCTCGATGATGTCGCTCGAATGTCGCTTGGGCGACAGCCCGAAGTGCTCTTGCCTGAGGATGTCAAACGTTTGCATGACTTGCTTCTGGACGTTTACGCTCGAGATCCGCTCGCGAAGGTCGCAGCCAGAACCAAATAGGGGGACAGTGCTTTCCATCAGCCAGATCGCGCGGTTCGCAGCCAGACGCCAGTGGGCACGCGCTGGGCTCCAACAACCTGCCTACGACCGCAGCGAGTGGGAACGCGTAGCCCGCCGCATAGAACGCCGCGTTGGCGCGGCAATTCTGACGATCAACGAAGTGGCGCACCTTGAGCAGATCCGCGTGGCGTGGGTGCACGGAATTGGAACGTGCGGTGGCGCGCTTGGGTCCCTCGTGCTGCTCGCTGCTGGAAAGACGCCTGAACAGCGGGTCCAAACGTTCCAGCATGAGCGAGCTCACATTCACTGTCGTGAGCTCCTGCCCGCTGGAAACGAGGCGGACATCTGGGGCGTCACGCTCGCGCTTCGCCCTGTGCTGGACTGGCGAGAAGAACCCAGCAATGAGGACGCGGTGCTGGCTGCGTTGCTTTTGGCCGCAAAAGAAGGGTGACGGTTGCGACTGTCGCTATTGTGACAATTCTTTGTTGACGTTGGTTTGTTCTGTCGCTACAGTGCGAATCACCAAGGCGGTTCAATCCCCCGCCGCGGTGAGGACAGATGGCAACGTCACTCGCAACACTCAAGGCTCTGATTCGCGGCTGCATTGAAGCGGAACTCTTGCGGGTCTCTGACCCAGGCGCACCGCTTGCGTGCTGCCTCGCACACACAGCACTCAAAGAGGTTCTGCCAAAGCGCCTGTGGTGCCGCGGTGAAGACGTTGTCTCGCGTCTGACCTACGCGATCCTCGCACGCCGCGAACAGGAGACAGCAGCGCTCAACGCTGACCCCGAGTTCGTCACTGTGTGTGACCAGCGCCTGTTTGATTCGATCGCACACCAGGAAGCGGTTGTCGCCGAGTGGTTCCGCAACGTCTCGTTCACAGGGACGGTGGCGCTGTGATCCGCGAGTGTGACCCGACCATGCAATACGCCGCGGTCGCCTCGCGCAGCGGCGGGTGGTCAGTGCTTTTCCAAAGCTCCGACGCGTCAGTTGAGACGTTCACGCTCGGGACGTGTGTGTTCTCGGACATTGACACCCCGACGGGACCGGCTCGCTGGGACACGCGGCTCGACACCCCAGAGCAGGCACTCAGGCTGGCCGTCGCGCTCTTCGTCGAAGGGTGCGCGCGATGACTGTTGTGTCGTGTGCCCCCGCACAACAGTGGGCGAGCGTGTCATCCCCGAGCGCGCCGCTCGGTCTCCTCTGGGAGACAGGAGACCGCCGCACGTGGGTTGGAGTGGTCGGACACACCGTGTTTGTCCGAGTCGATGCAGGTCCAGTTCGCTGTGGTCGACTCTTCGCGGACGAGCGTGGTGAAGAGGTTGGTGCGCGGCTCTTCGCAGCCTTCTGCGCGGAGGTCGAGTCGTGACCGCCCTCGTGCGCAGGTTCCGCAAGCTCAGCAGGGCCGAGCGCGACGCTGTGCGTGCGGTGCTCGCGGCGCGTGAGCGATGGGCGGCGACGTACGACAGCGAGCATTTTGCCGACTACTGGGCTGCGTGGAGACGCGTGCAAAGCGAAGCACGTGTGACCGTGATTCGCGTGGTGGACCGGGCCATCGACGCGGACATGAAGGCGACTGACCTCGTGTGACTCAGGAGACCCAGGAGCGCCCCTGCGCGTGAGCGGTGGCGGTCTTGGTTCGCGTGGGCGTGGACCAAAGGAGGATTCGACAATGGCATGCACGAAGAGTGTGAAGGTCAAGCGGACGCGCACGACCACGGAGAGCGTCGTTGTGGTGGTGGCTTACAACGACAACGAGCGGCCAACGGGCGCAGGCGACGAACACCGTCACCCAGGCGGCGACTCGCTCGGGTGTGAGATCTGCCAGGAGCGCGCATGGCCTCCTGGCTTCGACGTGGCGTTGTTCGGCAAGGCGGTGAAGGGATTCAAGCGCCCATCGCCATCGAAGCAGCTCGCGGAGGTGGTGGCACTGCCCGAACGCACGACGAAGAGGGCAGCGTGAAGTGCGCCGTTGAAGACAGCCGCCTCAGGAAAGGCTGGCGCAGAATTGAGTGCCACTGCGGTGAGCGCCCGCTGAGTCTTGTGTGGAGTCCGAGCGGGTTTTTCCTGCTGATCCCACGCACAAAGGAGAGCACGCTGCGCAATCTCCGCGAGCAGGACCCGGCCGACGAGCACGGGCCAATGCTCGCGGAGGTTGCCAAGCGTGACACGCTTTCGGTTTTCCAGTGGTGGCGCGCAAACACCGCCACAGACGAGATGGACTACGCCGTGCTTTGCTCGCTCGCCCTGGCCGTGGACGATCACGGCGTCACGTGGACAGACCTCGGTGTCACGGCAGCGAGGTCATCGTGAAGCACCAACCGCGCCCCACGACGTTCTTCGTCGAGGCGTTCCGTGTCGAGTCACTCGACCCTGACACGGTCACTGTCGAAGCACGGGTGACGGTGCCTGACGACGCGACGGGGGCAGTGTCGGGAGTGGTCGAGGATCTTGTGCCACGACCACGAAGGAAAGCGCGACGATGAACGTCCGGGTCGCTCACGTGATCGTGCTGTTGCACGACGAGCGGTGTGCACTCGAACGTGGTGCACGCCTGGAGTGGCTACGACTGCGACGACTGCGCGCAGAGGCTGAACGGCAGCTCACGCGCGACGAACGCGCGGAGCTGAACGAAGAGATTGCAAAAGGCTCAATGGCCGCGGTTGCGGCCTGAAAGGATCGAAGAATGGACCCGAAGAACACGATTGAGGGAAGGCGTTTGTTGGAGTCACTAAAGTTCGTCTTGCTTGCCTGCCCGAAGGCGAAAGAGAACGAGCAGCTTGCACGCGTGATCCTGTCTGGAAACAGGATCGTGGCAGGCGACACGAAGCGCTGGCACCTGGCCTTGCTGCCAGTGAAGACTGACCTCTCGCCCGTGTGCGTGACACGTGAGAGTGTGTTGAAGTTGCGCCGGTTGCTCGGTGGCGTGGTGCCGCCTTCGAACAGCAGCGACGAGGAGCGCGTGCGTGTGACGATTGACGGTCGCACGATCACGATCCGCAGCGAGGAAGGCACGATCGAGCGCACGCTCGACAGCTTCCAAAGCGGCGCATGGCCCAAGGACTGGGAGCCGCCTGTTCCAGACAGCGCACCGCTCACGCAGGATCTCCCGACTGAATATCCAAGCGATTACGTCGCGAAGGCGAGCGCGTGGAAAGACGCTGTGGTGCAGCACCGCTTCGATCGTGGCGGGCCTTTGCGGATCGACGTGATCCAGGGCGAGCCGATCGCACTCGCGGTGATTCTGCCACGCGGTCAGACAGTCACGGTGGCGGCGGATCCACGCCAGAAAGAGTTCTTCCCCGAGCCCGTGAAGACGGTCGAGGAGGTTGGCGCAACGCCGAGGCCGCCTGCACCGAAGCGCGAGAAGAAAGCCCTTGCGATCGAGTGCGCAACAACCGAGCGCACGGTGAAGCTCCGCAAGAAAGACTTCGACCTCGTGGCAGAAAAGATCCCGCTCGGATCAATCGACGGCGGTGAGGTTCGGTGGACTGTCGTAGGTGCCGACATCGTGGGCGTCGCGTCGATCGAGACGACGACAAAGCTCGTCACCCTTCTGCGCACGCAGGGGATTCGACGTCTCGAAGTTCACTCGTCGAGCGGTGACCTCGTGACTGCACTCGAGCCAGCAAACGACGACGCAACGACAGCGCCCAAGAGGCGCGGAAAGAAGGCTGTGTGATGAAGCGAAAGACAATCAAAGAGCTGCAAAGGCAGGCGTACGCGATCAACAAGGCAAACGGGTGGCACGAGACAGCACCCGACCCTTGGAGGTTGCTCGCGCTGATCCAGACCGAGGTGAGCGAGGGAATTGAAGAGCTACGGAAGCCCGACTTCGAGCCAACGCGCATCGCTGCCACCGTGCAAGCGAGTGGAGGTGTGAAGTGATCTACCGAATTTTCAAAGAAGGTCGAGAGATTGGCGAAGCCTTCAAATGCGGCCGACACCCGGAATATGCAATCGACGTTTTCGGCGTCGTTGTTTTGATTGGGAGTCCTTCGCAGCTCGATACGATTGGGGACTTCAACGGATGGACGTTTGTCAGGAGCGACTTGACGCTCTTTCGTTGGGAATTCCAAGGCGAGACGTTGTGCAAAGAAGAATGGTTTTCTGAGCCTGTGGAGGCGTGAGTTGAAACCAGAGCATTACAAAGTGATCAGCGTCTCGATCTACAACGCTGACCTTGAACGTCTCGACAGCATCGTGGCGCAACTCAAACGCAAGGGCATCACGCGTGCGAATCGGTCGGCCGTGATTCGTGAAGCGCTGAAGCAGATGGACCCTTCACTCGTGCGACGGGGGATGTGATGACGACGTTGTTCGAGCTGCCACAGAGTGAGCCGCCCAAGAAAGCGTACGGGTTCCGCCTGTTCTCTCACTCTTCGTGGCCTGCGATTGCGCAACGCGTGGATGCTGACGTGCTCGAAGCGCTCCAGCGAATCAGGCCGTTCGACTCGACGCTTGCATGGAGCGAAGAGTGGAAGGACGCGTATTCCCCGCGAGGTGTGCCGCTTCTCAGGGAGCAATGGCTGATCGTGAAAGGGAAGCATGACGATTTGCTTGCACTCGGCGCGCGACAGGGTCCGCAGTTCAAAACGCTGCGAGTGTTGTTGCACGATTCTCTGTCTCGCTACGAGCGGTGGTTGCTGAACAACGACAACGAAAAACGCAAGGAAGTCGACACGGAGCAAACACGAGTGCGTGATCGGCTGCTTGGTCGAGTCAGGCCGCGCACAGAGAATAAGCGGCTTATCTTGACACGGCCAGGAGATCGAGATCCGTGCAGGATGGAAGAAACCCTGCTGTGCAACGGCAAGTGCGAAGACATCAAGCGCACCAAGGGCGTGTCGTCACTCGACTTGCACGATGAAGAACACGACGTGTGGTTCTCGCTCACGCAACCGCACGCACAACACAAACGCGGCGCGGTGGGCACAGAGAAGCTCGAAGGATTGAAACGACGCGCGCAGGCGCGCGGACTCGGGAGGGAGTGATGATGGGCACATGACAACGACCCGCGGAACCGATCGCTACCCAGCACCATTTGGTTGGAAACGCAGTGCCGCCGCCTCTCGCAGCCGCGGTGGTCGAGAGGGCTTTGTCATGAACGAACGTGTGGGGCCGCGCCTCGTTGAGTTGCCTGTGTGCGTGAGCGCTCGCGACGTTCAACATCAACTTGGATGTTCCGAACGCTCTGCGTATCGACACCTCCGGCGGGCAGCGGGCAGAGCACCAGGTGCGCGAGGGGTGTTGCGCGTTGCTCGCGAAGTCTGGGAAAGGTATCGAGAGGAAGTGCAGCGATGCGGCGTGGCAGGATCTATCCAAGGGGACGCGTGTTTTGGTGTTGGTGGTACGACGCAGAAGGCGTCCGCCACTGCGAAACCACACGTTGCACAGACCGCCAAGCGGCAGAGCAGTTCCTCAAAGAACGGGAAGGGATTCGTTTGAATCCGCGAAGTTAACAACCGGAGAAATTAACGAGCCATGAAACTCTGTATCCACGTAAGACCGCGAGATGACGGGCAAGGTTGGGCCGTCGATGTGTTCGACGGACGCCGCGCTTGGAGCAAAACCCACCTCGGAGAGAGCCCTCTGAACAAGGCCGAGGCCCACAGGCTGGCTCACAAACTCCGCGACCCGAAAT